GCTATACACACCTGGTTCCGGGATTGTGATGGCGGGTAACCTTCACAACTCCCCGTTCCGTGTGTGCACTCCCCCCAGGAGTCGGGCCTTTTTCATAACCAACTTTGAGGCCCTAGCGAGTGACCTGGACGGTCCTTGCGGGTCTTCGACCCTATCCCGGTCGCCCTCTGCAGGTGTGCAAGGCGGCTGACCCGGTTCCCCGGAACATGCTGAGCTACAGTTCGGGAGCACGTCAAACAACACATGCGGTTGAAATCCGCAGCGTGCCTTGCCTATAACTTGAGCCGCCCTACGGGGTGGCCAGGGAAAGGGCTGAAAACGTTGTAGTAGAGCAGACTAGGGAGATACTGGGAAAAGAAACACAAGTCCTGCCTGTAGTGCTAGAGCGAAGTTCGGGTTTCGCACCCCCTTACTGATACTAGCATGTGGGTGGGCTGCACCTCCGCTACCAGATTGCGGCCGTAAGACGAAGTACGCCGTGGGGAATTTAATCGCCCTGCCGCCGAAAAGTCCAGGCTGCGCAAGGTCTGGTTCATGGTCCACCAGCGGAATTAAGTTGTGGTGTTGCCTCTACATGGAATTTGACAGAAAAACCTCCAATCGTGACTCGTACAAGAAACGCCAGACGTCTAAGGCGATTGCTGCTACTAAAGACCTTACCAAGCAGGTCCGCGCGAACTACAAACACGGACCAGTAACTAGGTCTGGATGTAAGAAAGGTGATGGAGTACGCACCCGTGGTACGCTCCACGCCACAGTCTCACTAGTCGAAGGGAAGGAGCCAAGCGCTGCTGTCGTAGCGGCACTTGGTGAGCCCCGGCAACAGGATGGCCACAAGGATGCCCGCAAGGACATCCGTGCACACAAGTATCGAGATGGCGTTGTGAAGGAAATAGTTGAGCAGGCTAATGATGAGGCTGACAAGGCCCAGGCTGCCAAAGACGCCAAGCAGGAGAAGGAGCAGGTGGAGAGGGAGGCGGCAGCGGCCGCGGAAGCAGATCGCGAGCTACATGCCACTATCGGCTTCATGCAGAGCATAGGCACCGACATGATAGAGTCGTTCTATCTGCCAGAAGGCGCCTTACAGTTTCGTTACTTGCCCTCTTGGGCTATTTGGCTCTGCGATTGGGTGATATTCTGTGTAACACTTGGGCTGATTCGTCGGCCTATCGCCAGGCCACACTCCCGCCTGTTTGCTACATGTTTCCCCGTCATTCCATTCCAGACAATTGAGATCTGGGGTGCTGACGAAGATGGGCAGCGGGTTGGGCTGACTGCTGCCAAGTGTCGTGTATCTGAAGACCATAGACATTGTGTGTCGCTACGCAATAAGGCCTTCCCGGGCACCCATTGTGAGGTGCTTTGTTTCGCCCAGATTAGGAGGTACGGTTGGTTCTCTTTCGGTAGGGGGGGAGACGATCCCCACCACAGCGCTGTGGTACCAATATCCTTCGAGTCTCTTCAATTGTTCGCAGCTAGAGGACTGGCAGCAATGCCTTTCCCTCTGACAGTGCAGTGTCTCAGTTCCCAACTGGGACTACAAGGCTATGTGAAGCGTGATGATAACGTAATCACTTCCTATTCCAACATGGCCCGCATAATATACGCTAGCTTCATTCACTTCCTGGATTCTTCGCAGAATCTTACTGCTGCGGAGTCAGCCGGTAATGAGTTCACGTCTTACATCTCTTCGTACCATGATAACCAACCCATCGCACCGGGTCGGTACATTGCCGGTTACGATCTCAAGTTGTCTGACGTCTACCCATCCGGGATACCTGACTTTGTAAAGCACCAGTTTAAGGGCAGTGAAAAGAAATTCAAACTGCGTGTAGCACACAAAATGTCTGCCGAGCTTCCCGCTCGTGTGGCGCCTGTGGCGATGGAGGAGATAGTTGGGGCGTTCCCCAGTCGTGTGAGTTACCTGAACACCCTTTTGGGCTATTTCAAGCGGTTCCTTGTGCGCACGCCCCCCGAAGACCCTGAGTATACTATGAAGATAAATTGTTTGGTCGGGTGGATCCGCACGCGGGTCGGTGGCCTCCATGGTTGGGATGACACGCGTCGTGCTGATCTGGATGTGGCCATGAAAGAACACGCCCGGAGTTTTGGTGACCCCCACACACGCATGTACTTAGACTATATGCGTGGTGTCGATGATTTATTGTCCGGTACCTGTGAAGTTGATCCTGACGTCTACAACACGTTTATCAAGGCTGAACTCGCAAGCCCCGAGGAACTCAAGGTGCCTCGTAACATATTTACCCCTGATTGCTACTTGCGCGGCTGGACTGCCGCGCTATATTACATAAGTTGGGACAACTTCTTCCAAGTATTCGGTAACCACTGCATAAAGCATGCCCGTTCCTCAGCAGCTTACACCGCTGAGGTCTTTGAAGGGTATAGTGGTCCCGTGCTATGCAATGATTTCAAGTCTATGGAATCTCAGATTACTAATCAAGATTACCACAGAATGACCAGTATCCTGCGGGAGTGTTCGACCCCTTCCTTTGTTGACAAGTTCGACCGCATTAGGCACCACTCAGACATCTTCTTTCGCAACAATTGGATGTCTCTGTCTAGGTCTTACGCCAATGCCTCTGGCCAGTACTCTACCTCTGGCATCAACTGGTTGAAGAATTTCTTCGTCCACTTTTCTGTGCTCTACTCTTTGCACAGGAAGCATTGTCCGACTGACACCGTCACCCAATTTATGGATGAATGGGTTGACCGTAGATGGGTATTGGAGGGCGATGACTCCGTCATCGAATTTCCCTTCGAGGAGACCTGTGAGGAATTTGAGAGGTTAACCACTCTCGCTGGGGCTCGCGTCTCAGTGTCCATCGCGCCAGATTTTTCTCAGGCTAAGTTTTGTCGTTCCTATTACGCTTGGTTCAGGAATGGTTGGCTTTACTTCCGTAATCCAATCCATACTATCCTGGGCTTGTGCGTGATACACCAGCCCATCCTTGACTCTTTGAAGGCTGATGTTGGCCTCCAACTTGCCAAGTTGATGTCATTCTTTGGCAGCAACCCTCAGTATATCCCTATCTCTAGTGAATTTGCAATTGGCGCGTTCGAGCGCCTGTCCCAAATGAATCCCCGGGTCGCAGAATGGACTGCAGCGATATCCGAGGAGTTTTCGAGTGCTAGGCAAGACATTCACTCAAAGGATTATGACCCAAGCAGGCTTATTGCGAGGCTTAAACAACTCGAGATGCCTGCGGCTCCTAGGGTGGTAGCGGAATTCCGTGACCACTACAAGAGGAGTAGGTTGGAACATGGTTTTGGTACGCTCTCTTTTGAAGCACAACTAGAGAGACACCGCAACCCCCAGCCTGAGATCAGGGCATGCATGCTCGCCCATGTGGCTGAGGCCCTTGCTGTCACTGAGTCGTGGGTCCTCGAGACCTGTACCCAGATCGAGGAGAGTTTCGTCCGTATTGATACGGTTGACGAAGCTGGCACTAGGAGGTCCGCCAATTTGTATGCTTACATGGCGGACAGGCTCGGGGGTATGCAAGAACTGCTACTCCAAGGGGGCCTGCGTGTACATGAGGGTTACCGTGAGACCTTGGTGAAGCTATCCACCCACGGGCCCTCGATGGCAGATGCCACCAGAGACGCAATTGCTGCCGGTAAGCAGCGCGTTTCTGATGGTGTAGAACGGGCCAGGGATGGGGTGTCTGACGCCTTTAGGAAGGCTAAAGACCGTGTGGAGTTGGAGTACACCGTGCGTGACACGATAGGCCCGCGCCTTTCGGATCTCACGCGCGAAGCGTACGGGAGGTTCTGTGATAAGCTCGCAGCCTCTGAGAGGTTGAGGGACTGCAGGGAGTCTGTGGAAGAGGCGCGCGCGTGTGTTGGTCGCAAGATCCGCTACGTGTTCAACTGGTTCTACGGTTTGTCCTCCGCTGCAATCCTATTCCTCGGTGCAACGCACCAGTCGGCGCTACTACACATAGCAGCCTTCTGGCCCTATTACTTTTGGGCGTATGTGTTTTGCTTCCTTCTCTGCGTCCTCTTTCTGGTACTTGGCTTGCTATTATGGCATGCCGGGACTTGGGGCAAGATATTTGCCTCTTTCTCCTTTGTGCTTGCCATTCTCTTCGCCCTCCTTGTGGCCATGTTGATTGCCTTCCTTTGGCCGACATTGGTCATTCTCTATCCGTACGCTAAGCGTGCCATCGAGACAGGTCGCCACCCCAAGATTGTTCTTGACTGGATTCGCGACCGCGCTCTCTCTGTGACACCGTCCCAGGTCTTCTCATTTTTCTCCAGGCGGGTTGAGAGGGCTATAGCTCCAGAGTCGGTGAAGAAGACTATGCGTAGCAGGTTCGCTAACTTGCGTACTCGCATATCTTCCATCCAATCACCGTTCCACCGCGCTGAGGTGGCGGCAGACCCGGTTGAGAGGCTGCTGCGCCCAGTGCGTCCCGCCCCACCCGTCCCGGATGACATAGTCGAGGTAGCTTCCCCGGCTTTAGACATCCCTGCACCAATTGCTTTTCCTATCCCGACTGCGCCCCCGGCGCCTGTCCCAAAGAAGGGTGGTCGTCTATTGCGCCTCTTTCATCCTAGGCGTTAAGCCTGGGGTTATAGTTGGAGGCGCGCGACCTAACCCATTGCACATTTAATCCCCATTATCGGTGACATATGCATTTGTCTTACAATTTTCCATTTATATGAGAAGCTTTAAACCTTATTAAACTCGTGCGTGGGACGCATGCCATACTAAAGCCTGAGCGTAACCCCTTCTGGGTATAGGGGCTAGCTTTGAGGGTATTCCTTGTGTGGTAGGTATGAATCGAGCCAACCTGAACTGACCGG